ATGCGGGCAGAACCGATTCGCCAACGCGGTCGGCATACGGAATGTCACCGCCTTATCCGTCTCGCGGTTGCCAGCAGCAACGATGCTCACACCCTCAGGAACCTTATACTCGCCGATTCGACGATTGAGAATAAGCTGATAGGCAGCAGCCTGCACCGACGGCGGCGCCGCGTTAATCTCATCCAGGAAGAGAATGGCATTTTCCAGACCAACCTCGCCGTCTCGCGGCAGCTCACTAGGCGCAGCCCAGCGCATGGTTTTGGATTCCGGGTCGTAATACGGGATGCCTTTAAGGTCGGTCGGCTCCATAATGAGCAACCGCATGTCAATCATTGGACGATTTTGCTCTTTGGCAATCCCGGCAATGAGTTCTGATTTACCAATGCCTGGCGGTCCCCAGATCATAGGGGCCATCTTAACAGCCATTGCGCGGATAACAGCCAGACGAACATCTGATGCTCCAATAGCAACAAGTTCGACATTCGGGTCATTTCGAGACATTCGGTACTCCTATCTGTGTCTGTAGTGTTGTCTGTACATTTATAATGATACGATCTTTATGGGTATTTGTCAAGAACTAAGTCTTCTTTGAATTCAATGACTTACCATTTTTCGTGAAAATAATTTGATTCTTTTTGGTCAAAAAGAAGCCCCCGAAGGGGCTTCTTGGTCTATACCTATCATTATATAAAGGTTTAGACAGTGGCCTCCTCACCGGCGGGCTGCACCTGGACATCCGCAGCCTTCTGAGAAGCAATATCCTGCTCCGCCAGCACAACGGCATGACGAATAGAATAGCTAGCTTGCTCAGAAGTATAGCCATCCAGTGTGAGCTGGACTTCGAAGAAACGCTGGGTACGAGTCTTGTAGACAGCAAACGCCTGTCCTACAACCTCATCACCGCGTTCAAGTGACCAGATATTGCAATCATAACCTGTGAAGGTATCCTTGCGGGTTTCGCCGGTCTTCCGACGGGTAATGCGCTCGCTCATATTATTCTCCTGTCTGTGTATATGAGTATTTTGCTGCTAAAGCGTTATTGCCTTAACTGTTATACATGATACGGCCTTTTAGGCCATTTGTCAAGACCTAAATCACCTTATATTTCATCTAGTTGCGTGAAATCATGGAATTTAGCCATCTTTTCACGTCTCCGCCGCCCAAACCGAGGCGAAATGCGCTTTTAGATGAGAAGATGAAGATTTTCTTACCGTTTGTCTGTAGGAAGTATGGTGTGCCGACATAGTTCTTGAGAGCGAGTAACTCCTTGCCCGTTAGGCGCTCCTTCAACTCAAATTCGTAGACCTCGAACATCTCTCTGAGAATTGTAAACCCAAACGGCCTAAGACGAATTGTGGAAGGTGCCTGAAAAATCTTGAGGTCCAGTTCTCGATCAGTTAAGGGCTCGAATTCGGGGTGCTCTTTACGAATCTCATCTAATATCTGTTGTCTAAGACTCGTCCTCATTTTCTTGACATGCCTCACCGGTGGTTAAACGATAAACACAAAATTTATCCGTCTTAAATAATTTATTTAATTTCTCAGCTAGATTGAAGGCGTGACCCGGATTTGGAAATGCGGTCTTCTTATACTTGGGTCCAGGGTAGCTGACAAGCGAGTTTAGAGTCCGAAGATTGATCGGACTGTCATCATAGAAAACAGCATAGATAGCTTCAGCCTTAAGTACCTGCTCGCTTTTATAGGTCTTTGGGTGAGTGTGGTCGAGAAGAATCTCGGGCTTCGGTCTGGACATTATGCAACTCCATTATAACTTACTATTATTTATCTAAAATTGCGTTAGAGGTCGGAGCGAATAAGTTCTGAGAATCCGCCGATGTTCTTGCCATCAACAAAGATCTGAGGTACTGTGGTCAGGTTTGGATAAGATTCTTGAAAGGCTTTTAGCTCTTTCGGATCGTCAAGAGAAATCTCAGTAAATTGATATTGACGCTGCTCTAGCCAAACCTTGGCAGAAAGGCAATGCGGGCACGATTTTTTGGAATAGACAACGATATCCATTAGAATTCTGCGCCCACAATATCAATGCTAAGAGTTTTTTCCTTCATAAGTTCGCGTTCTAATTGCTCAATTTTCTTCTCGAGATCAACGATCGCTTGCTCTAGTTCTGCGCCTTCCTTTAAGGAAAAAGAAAGCATATCACGTTTTAGTTTTCGTGAGTTACGGATCTTAAGTCTAAAATTTTGTATTGCATCACTCATACATTTATTTATCTGCTTTACGAAGCTCTTTAAGACGAACCTTTGCCTTCAGGTCGGTGAGAAATGGTCCTTGATAATCATATTTACTAAGAGTAGAAAGCTTTGGACAGAATACGCTAATCCATCCCTTTGGGAATCGGATGCAGTAATAACCGGCGCAATGATATACCTCGCTTGTATGTGTTTTCTTAAATAATGGAAGATCTGAAACAAGATCTGCCTCAACCGGATCATGATAGTTAATCGGGTATCCTTTGACAAAGAATGATTTCTCAATCGTTACCGGAGATGAATCTACATGATTGAAGATATCATTTTCAAAGAACGTGTAGAGTTGATCTACATTAGGAAAAGAGTGTTTTCCTGTGTCATTTACCAGAGTGTATGCTCCGGTGGGCGTTATGCTTAGAAGTCCTAGCTCGATGGCATCGTTCTCGAGAACCAACCAACTGTCTTCTGTAATCTCTTTAAGTACAACCATATATCTCCTTTAGTCTTCAATTTCTTCAGCAACCTGAAGAAGACTTCCTTTATAATTTGCGTTGAGCATCCGGGCGAACTCGTCAGGATACTTTGAAATACGATTTAGTGCCCATTTGGTACAGAATTTTAGAAAGTGTACACCTACGCCTTGGACACGATCTTTACGAACTTCTGTCACGATGCTCTCAACTAACGCTTCTCGAATTTCTGCAGGTTGAGCCCGAAGGTCTATTAGATGCCGATTCTGTTCGTATCTATCTTTAACGACGTGTTCGTTGCCGTCAACATCTTCCCATCTTTGTAGCATGAAATTATTCCAGTTGAAACCGCCAGCTTCACGGTCTTCAAATGCCTCGGCCATTCCGGTGCGATTTTTGCTCCCTTTAACACGGGCGCCCGGGTATGCAGGAAAGATATTATCAGATTTATCTCCTCGGACACATTTCTCAAAAAGAAGCCATTCTGGATCCGGCGGAGTCTTAGGAAGGTTTGTTTTCTTATCGATGATAGGTTTGCCATTATCATCATAAAAACCTTGAAGTGTGATATGTTGATTAGATACACCGTTGTAAATCTCAACATTAGGTGCGAGTAGTTGCATGAAATCGCTATCCGAGCTAACAATAACATGATCATCTTCGGGATGAAGATCTATCCACATTGCAATGAGATCATCGGCTTCCGCAGTTGGGCATTGTAGAACGGTGCTGTTTGTTTTGTCTAGAAAATATTGAGAGAAGTCATTAAACGCCTCAAAGAACAATTCATCATCTTCTCGTTCTCTAGGGCTTTTCTTGAGCTGTGCAATGGCACGATTTGCTTTATAATGGCTACTGTATGTCTTGCGCCAGCTTCTTCCTTCTAAACAAAAGACAATATGGTCGCCACCTAAGTCCCGCCAAGATTTGCGCAACGCATTAAAGGTGATATGAAGCGACATGCCGATTCGAGTATCAATGTCGCCTCTCACCACATGCTTTGCACGATGGAACAGGTTTAGCGCATCTACCAAAATATATTTTGCCATTTATCTAATTACCTTTCTTTCTTTTCAGGATCTAGATCACGCTTATAAATAATGTCTGGATTACGGGCTTCGTGTTCATCCAGTCTCTCATTAAAATCACCAATGCCATCGAAAGCATCTAACGCGATATTTTTACACAGTTCAGTAAACCAACGATCAACAATTTCATCATCAGTTGGCGCTGGACCATACCCATTGTCCTCTAAGTATTGCACAAATGCCTTGTTATAGTCAAGAGCCACAGAGCCGCTTGCTGGGTTCTTAGGATCTGTATGAATCTTAGTGAAATTGACATATGGCTCATCCAGTATTGTTGCTCGCCGCTTGTCATAGTCTTCATTCGAGACATTACCGTATTTCTTGTCGATGTCTAGTTCTTCTAGCTCCTTTTCCTTAGGACTCAGAATCTCGCTCCTGCTCTCCAGCACCTTACGGTCATACTCTTCGTCTGTGATCTTACCGTATTTCTTATCGATGTCCAACGCGACCCGAGCCATTTCTTTATCTGTGCGATCCGCGAGATTGATCTCGAGCCACCGCCTCTCTAGTTCTTCACCTTCCAGCTCATGATTAGCACGGGCTGCTTCCCTCAGTTTGCCAGTCAGTCCCCAATGTGATGGCGACCACCCAAACGGTAAAAATCGTTTCTTGCTCATTCAAATTCTCCTGCTAATTTTCTCTTAAAATATTCCTTCTTAGAAATGACTTCGGTTGTTATTGTGTCATCCTCGTTAGCCCAAAGACTATAGGAAAAGACCAATGTCTTTGATGTCACAATTTCCACGCTATCTTCTAGTTCTATAATATGAAACGTGACCGAGTACATGTCGCCGTTCTCGTCGAGAACGACTTCGCTTGGTTTCAATGCTCTTATAAGAGAACCTCGAAAGTATGCCAGATCATTCTGATCTGGCAATGTCAGATCACAATTACTATGTCCCAATCTTATTGCCCCACAGATAGCAATGAACCCGCGCCGAAACATTATAGCCACGTTCGATTGCCTCGTTCGCAATTTCACCAACCGTGTCGGTAGACTGTTCTTCAACCGTAGCACCGACAGGCATAATCCACACTGGCCACATCACACCAGCCATTCGGAAATCATGCACTCGCTGTTCTAGTTCATCCCAAGATTCCTTTGTGCCGCTCACTACGAACTTCAACTGTCCGTATGGTGAGACATCTGCATAGCTGCGCACAATCTCTGGTTTAATAGCACGTTCTGCTGGTTCTCCGCTGGTATGCAGTAACTTAGGAGATACCGACCAGAACCACTCGCCCGACCGGAAAATGGAATGCGGTCCACCTCGCCCGAAATTAGTAATCATTGTTCGCATCTCAGGCGTCAATTCCTGTGTGCCATTGGTTTCGATAGTAACATACCTCGGAAGATTGTTCCTGGATTCCAGTTCCTTTAAGACTGCCATTGTGGCGACCTGAGATTGCTTCATCATAGGCTCACCACCAGTCATACAAAGATGCGTGTCCTGTACTGAATGCTTCTGATATCCCTCCGAGGTGGGATCATCTGGGTCCGTCATTTCATACGCCTTCACCACAGTGAACTTTTTGTATGGGTTATGTTCAGTGGCTAGGTGATCTTCAAGCTCATCGGCGATTTCTGCGGCGGTACCGCTGGGACAAAGATGCTTGAACTTTTTAGCCCAACTGTAAGAACTGTCACAGCCTTTATCCCAAACCGGCAGATCTTCAATACGCTTTACCTGAGTAGCATCAAATTCCTTATAAGGTAGCTCCCATGTTGATTCATCAGCTGGATCCTTTTGTCCGAACCCCGAACATTGTAGATTGCAGAGGAACCAACGAATCCACATTGTAGGAACACCCGTGTAGTGGCCCTCGCCTTGAATCGACTTGAAAATTTCACTATATTTAAATTTTGCTTCACTCATAAATAACTAATCCTTCTTTCTGTAAAAAATCTCGAAATGTGTTTGCTGCATCTAATGTTTCAAATTCAACTCGCCGCCTAGATGAACCAGGCACAAAGTACCAATGAAAATTATCGGCTGTATTTTCTTCCAGCCAATCTTGAATCATTAATATATCTTCTTTAGAAGATAGTCCAAACCATATTGTGTGTTGCGTTAATTTTGTCATGATCTATTAGATAGTATCATTATATTTCTTTAATTTCTGTAAAAAGAGATGTCTGTTTATTGCGTTCTGCATCTCTTCAATGGTAAGCGACCCGCCGTTCTTATTTGCGGCAGAGACTAGAATGTCTAACGCAACTTCCATAGAAATCTCTATGAATCGATCAGTAAGCTCAATACCTTGACAAGGCTGCCATCGAGCAGATACAGTAGAAGAAGCGGCCGTAATTGATAGGTCACCCACATTTGTTACGATTCTTTTTTCACGATAGGTGATAGGTAGGTCGATGTGTACAATTGACCCTTCGTCTAACAAAAGTTCATCGTAATCATTTGCAGATACTGTTTTTGCGTTAAACCACATATCATTATTATAGCAAAGTTTTTTTCAAATGTCAACAGATTGGCTTACCATAAGTAGGATGAAGATAATTACCTTTACCCGGGATAACATTACGAACTCCGCCTCTCGGGTCGCTACAATCACCATTTCGTCTAGGTATGAGATGTACATGTGGCCACATAATTGTCTGACCTGCTGCTTCTCGAAAATTTAGACCGATATTGAATCCGTCCCAATGACCGTACCTAATGCCAAAGAGCCCTCGACAGAAAGCAGCATCGTGAACAATCGATAATGCCTTACGATCATAGAATTTAGGTACATAAAGGACATGACCATCTGTTACCGGAAAACCGTCTCGAAAGATTAAATAATTTTTGTCTTCGTAAACGGGGTTTCTCCACGGAACAAGATCATAGCTGAATTTCTTAGATTGAGGATATAGTAACTTCCTCCACCAACTAAACATCAGCGCCCTCATAAGGATAAACCACCCAACCTTGATCGTCAATGCGCTTGGAATAATAATCTGGCTCAAACTTTGTGCCGGCACGAACATGAATAGAAGCCCACAAGATTCGATTCTTAATATCGTAAGGAATGTTATCAAAGAAATCAGCTAACAAATGAAATGTGTGTCCCGTATCGCAAATGTCGTCGACGATTAAGATAGTTTTACCTTCTTCAATTTCCTGTGAAATGTCGTTAATCGTGTCTTCGTCGGAATAGAGAAAATCTCTAGTGGACCAACGAAGTGGGATCATCGGCAAATCCATGAGATGACTTAACATTACTCCAGGCACAAGCCCGCCACGACTAATTCCCATGATAATATCTGGCTTTTGCTTTCCATGATCGATCTTTGATTTCAAATTCCTAATCAAAGAATCTAACTCGTTCCAATTTATATAATGTTTATTATCCATCATTTTCTCCTAATACCAGTTGCTTCGCGAACTGGTGTTTATTATAAGTTTCTCTTAGCATTTGATGTTTTTCACACACACTTGAATCATTATCTATATGATGAAGCTTCTGTAACTCACGCATGTTATAATCAAGCTGCGCCATCATATGGTGCATTGCATTTAATTGCGTGTATATGTTTTCAAAATACTTCTCAAGTGTTCTCTCAAGCGAATAAATTGCGTCCTCACAGTCACTCATCATCAGTATCCTTTCGACCAATTAGTTGTTCAACCATCTTATACTTTTTATAAAGTGTATCGAGCATTTGATGGGTTGGGTCTTTGTGTAGATTAAGAATTGCTAACCGCTTTTCAATGGCTTCTAGTCGCTCTTCAATTGAGGGAATTCTTAAGCCGCCGTGGAATTTCGTGGAGGATATAGTATAGTTGCCGACGGTGTTTGCTGTGATATAATCAGTGGAAAAACCATAAAGATTTGGGTCTAGATCGGATACGGTACCGTCTTCATTTTCCCATTCAAAGGTAAGATCAATTTGTGTCATACGCAAACACCGTATCTAAAAGGGTTGTGGCGGAGAAGAAGTCTCGCTGAAGTTCTTGCGCTAGCAAAATCACCTCCTCGGCGTATTGGTTGTAGTTTTCCATATACTGATGTATATGCTGCACGAGCTTCTCCTTACCGCCACGTTCCCAATCTTGGTCCGACCACTCGGAAGGATACTTCCACGTGTGGTCGTACATCTCTCTATAGCTTAGACGATCTGGCACTATCGGTAGCGAATCGACAATCGCACCCTCGAAGCACGATATTCCTAGCGTTTCTTGTAGGTTGAGGGAAAGCACCATCTTCGACTCGCCTAGCAAGCGGTGGTACTCTGTCTTTGTTAGCTCCTGCTCCTGACAAATAATCCACTCGTATTGTGGCAGCATTGCGGCAAGCTCGCGGAAGCGTCCGGGCTGCTTCTCTGGTGCCATACGATGCGGGAACAGAATGAGGTCACGCTTAGTTAGTCCCTTGTATTGGGAGAGCGTGCCAGTCATATATTCCATCGGCCATCCAGTGAGCACAATTTTTTCACTGTCTATGTGTTTTTCTATTCGCTTTTGACCCTTACCTAAAAGCTCGCGAACAAAAAGCTCGATATGAAAGTCGGTAGCGAAATGGTTGTGATCGAAGCAATGGAAGAATGACCTCTCTGCATGCCGCACCCAAGGCTTGTCACCGACCAACCGACCTAGGAAATCTTGCTGGTCATAGCTGCCGGCGTGCCACAGACCGTGGGTCACCACAGGAATGCCTAGCAGCTCGCTCATATATTTGAGCTGAATTACTGCTGGGTTCCATGCGTCGGTAAAAATAAATTGGTCTCCGGGCTTTATCTTCTCCTCTGAGAATAACCTCGCAATCTGAGACAGTTGGTTATTCTTATAGATGTTTGTCTGTGCAAAGTTAAGAAAGGCGCCCGGAGTAGCCTTCAATTGTTCTTCACCACCTGAAATATTGATTACCTTGACGTCTGTTCGCCCGATCTGTTGTGCGTATGCTTCAAAGAGCTTAGGTACATGAGTTTTCCATTCGCAAGTATAACGAGTGGGGACAGATTCTAGATCAATGATATAGATATTCATTAGTGAGTCTCGTATAGTCTTGGAATCGTTTCACTGTCGGCCGCATAATAGCATTTGCAACCGTTCTCATTATCTTCGCTTACGGAGATAATCAAATCTCTGCCTGGATAGTTTTCCATAATGAATTCCGACAAGTCTTCGGCCATCATCTCGCAACTCTTAAAGTCTAGTTCTAATGTGCCGTTACCATACAACGCTTCTAGTTCACGCTTGAACAGAATGAATTCCACATCACGATCATCATGAAACACCTCCAGCTCTACACGAAAGTGGAAAATGTGCCTGTGAGGATATTTTAAGAACTCGACACCATCCGGTGCGTCGGGATATTTATGAATACCTTCGCGTTGAAATGTTACCCAAATAAATTTCTTATTATGTACTTGCATCGTTCGGTCCCTTCTTTATGTCCCAGCCAACAGCGGAAAATTCTAGATACCCTTCCGACGCTCCTCGCCAAATAGTTTCACGAATATCCATGTCTTTAAAGTTGTGTTCGTTCATTAGTATAGCCTTTGTATTAGCTATGCTAGCGTAATCATCCTTAAGCAATTCTACAAGAGAGGATAAAATTTTTCGATATAGTTCTTCGTTCATCGTTTCAACTTCTTTCTAATAAACGGTCTTATTTCTATCTTATGCTTTAGTCTATATTATACGAGATTCTCGTGAGCTAGTCAACTCATGAATGAACTATTATTTCTCTTGAGGATTCTTTAACTGCATTTTGAAATAATCTTGTTCGCTGATGTGCCTCAATCCTTCGTGAAACCTTTTCCTCCAGACTCTTTCCATGAAAGCGTATGTGTTGCCTATGTTGTCAGGATTATGAAGGATTCTGCCATATTCATTGATTTTTTTCAAAGGCACAGGCTTCCATGCGAAATGTCTATGCCAGTCTTGTTCTTCTCTTCTTTTAAGCAATGCTCTCTCACTTTTAGTAAGCCACCGAAATTTCATTGATCAACTCCCCATTCTATCATTTCAGCTTCCGAATATTTTTCCGCAATTTTTGTTCCATCATCATTCGCTTCGTTTTCTTAAGATAATCAAAGAACACAATACCATTAAGATGATCCATTTCATGCTGTGCGCATACGGCATCTAAGCCATGTAGCTCAACCTCTTCGGTTTCACCTTCTGGCGTAAGGGTGGTAATGATAATACTTTCTAATCGTGTGACTTCTACACCGATACCAGGAAAGCTTAGACAACCTTCTGTCATTGTGGTTTCATTCACGCCAAAAACAATCTCTGGATTGACGAATGCTCTTTTTGTACCAGCGCCGCTGTGGGTAGTATCCATGACAAAAATGCGTTTCGGTATACCAAGCTGAGTAGACGCAAGACCGATGCCTTTATTAGCATACATAGTCGCAAACATTTCCTTAATATATTCAGCTTCAGCGCCGTAGCCCTCTACAGGTTCGGCTTTTTCTTTCAATCGAGGATCAGGCCAATATAAAATTTTGTGTTCTTTCATATTCAATATTATAGAGGTTCGTCTTTGGTATATTTGTCCCAGCTGGTAAATGTCTTCCTGTCCATTAAGTCGTGCAGCGAGTGACACCAAACACCGGGATTAGAATGATCAAGAGATATGTCATCTATTTTCACAATCGTATTATAGTTATATCCTTCGATATTAGGAATCTCCACTGAGATCATAGGAATAAACTTTGCGTGTCTCATCTCTTGATTTAGAAGTCTCATCACGAAGTTATGTACTCTCACAGGATAATCAAGTGTGACCCAATATCCATCGTGCAGCAAACCATCAACCAAAACTCTCCATTCGTCATCTTGATTGAAGCTTTTATTAGCACCTAAATAGATATGTTGAATATCTTGCTTTTGTTCCTTAATGATGTTTCGAACTTCGCTGATGGTGTGTAGACCGACAACAAAGAGAGTCTTCAGCCCAAAGGCAGGAGTATGCTCGACCTCATCGCCGACAAAAAATTCCACACCATCTACCACACCTGTTGCATACGGCCTTTTCATCCTTCTTCTCCTTCATTCGCTCGCTCCAGCGCCTCCATCTGATCGTTATCCAAGGAAGCGAAGGTGTCCTCATCAACATCGGCGGCGCCATCGCCGAACAGCTCATCGAAGACCGCGTTTGTTTTGCGATTATTAGATAGGCTAATACTCTGCAGAAAGGCGCTATTATCTTCGATTACACTAAATGGGTTATCCGAAGAAAAGATTTCTTCTACCAGCGTAGCAAAGTATAGAATATTATTTGGTACCCATTCTGAGATTGCTTTTTGTCCTGCTCGGCCTTTGGTCTTCCTCCAATCATGAGGATGCGGCTGGTAGATTTGTGTTTCAATATCAGTAAGATTATTTGCTGTCTGTACTGCCCGAATGTGTTGGTAGGTGTTGTGTGCCATGAGCAGCGCATAAGAAAAACTATCCCAGCTGGTTGCACCTTCCTTACCGATCTTATTTAAATCGCCTGGACCATAGTGGCAAATATCACCAATTGTAAGCCGTTTACCAATCTCCGATTGAAACGGAAACGGAATCTTCGACCCTTTAAATCTACGATCATCAAAGGTAAACGTCATTACATATCCCCATTTCTCAGGAGTATGTACTGGCGCAGAATATGTTCGCCCATTGGCAACCGCAACAAACGGAGATGCACAATCGAAGGATATAGTTAACCTTGGATTTATCTTCCTTAGCTGCCTTTGAATAAGCGTCAACATACATGCCCATTCGAGCTTAGATGTACCTAGAAAGTGAATCCAATCTCGGTCTTCAAGCATTCCGTCGTCACGCAACACAATCAATCGCTTCAGCGCGACTTCCATGTTGCACATGTTCTGTCCGCCCATTGCCCAACCCTCGAAAGGATAATGCTTCACAGCATCATACCAACGCTGAGATTCGTCCCAATTACCGCCCTGGATGACGTTTAAGAACTTGGTCATTCCCTCTGTACGATTTTCGACATAGAAATCGTTGTTGTGAAGAGTAGCCTTTAGGCAGTCGTCGAAGGTCTTCAAACCAGTCTCAGGTCTCGTCGTGGCCCATGTGGGAATATCCATCACCATCGACCACTCGGAGACATGTTCTTGCCACCGCAAAATTCCTTCACGAACACGATCGGCTGTACCTTTGTAGCCGCGGTCCCCCTTCTTCTCGAAGAATCTTGCCCAGTCAAACTTGATGACACCTTTACCAATTTGGAAACCGCCGGAATCGGATACTAACAGCGTCTGATCTCTGTCTCTAGTCCAGACCATCGGCTCGTGGGCAACGCTTTTTTCTAAATCAATTTTTGCGTGCCCAGCCGAATAGAGTGCGCGGTTATAGTGAAAGTATCCGTCCGGCTTTAGGAAATCTAATCCCTCTTGGCCTTTCTCGAATCCTTCCGGTATCCGTTCCGGCGGATGTTCTTTGCGAATCATACTCGCATAGAATTGTGAGATAGCCGGTAAAAAGATGGCATAGTCTCGATTGTGTTCGCTTAAATTTTGCATTTATTCCTCGATGATTTTTTCACGGATAACAGAGATTCGATCTCTTTGTATAATGGTTATTCCGTCGGTGGTTGTAATGGTACAAAAGGTCTTAGGCACGGGACCTTCGTCAAGATACCAATCCATTACATCTTGCCACACAGACGTTTCTTTAGAGGGATCGTAATCTTCTCGTACCGATTGATAGAAATCCGATTGCCATTCCATGTCATGGTGATAGATCGTTAAACGAGACCTCCTTACAGGATTTTCATTAGATGTTTTCTTTCTTAACTTGTCCCAAATACCCATCTCTTAATTCCATTAGTATGTTGCCTAACTTATTTAGGCCTTGGCCCTTGCAGATGCCCCAAAAAGTATCTCCCCACCAATTGCCTTCCTCTATTATAGCATCTTCAGTTGCTAGAAGCATGTCTTGAAGAAAGGCGTTTTGGTCAAACTTGGCCTGTACGATCTCCCTCATGATCGCTTCCTTGATCTCGTCCCAGTCTCTTCGTACCGCGACCGTCTTCCCGAGGCGCTTGGCGAGGGCAGGCGCTCGGACCATCTGTAGCATGTTCTGCTCTTCTTCATTGATGGTCTTCATCGCCTGGTACGCTGCCTCGGTCGTCCACCAGCGGCGGCCTCGGTACTCGACCACCGCAGGGTAGAAATTTGAGAGGAAGTGAAACTCCCCCTCAAATGCTGAGATCTTAGGCCTTTCTTGCTGGGAGGATGTATTCATATTCTCCGATCGCCGTCGAGAGTTCAATCTTCAATGCGCCCTTGTTGCTGAAGCTCATCGTGCAATCTTCTGCCTTCTTCGCAAGCTTAAGGATTGCAAGTGTCTGAATCAAAGGCCAGCTGAGATCACCATTCAGGCTGCCTGTGACCTTTGATGAGAACGGCACAACAGCACGATCAGTAGGCCCACTACCGATATAAAGGTTAAGCGCATCATCTTCGGTCTTTGCTGTAAATACAGGTTCGAATGATCCAAGCACACCATTGAAATAGTTTAAGTCTTTCATATTTGCATCTGTGGGAGTAACCACAACGTCCCAGGTTGCACCTTGAAATGGCGGAACTCGGATTTGTTCCTCTGCGATATCCCGATGCATAAAACGATAACTAGCGGTGTGACCATCCTTTGATGTGAATCTAATCTCGGCTGGTACTTCCTCTTCACCTCGCGTCTGATTCATAATCTCGACCGTCGCATCATCTTTCATGAAAGGCGGAAATTTGAGATAGCCAGAAAGTACAGCCATTCGAGAAAGGCCTACTGTTCCATTAAGTCCATCAACCGGATTCTTCAACTTACCGTAAAAGACCACGGTCTTGTTTTCATCAATGGCTTTGATGTTTGTGTTTTTGTCATCGCTCTCAAGCTTTACCATATCGATAAAGCCGAGGCCGTGTGTATGGGACAAAACGTCCGAAAAAATATCAGCAAGCATAGAAATCTCCTTTTAAGATTATATAATTATAACAGGTCGTGTATGATCTGTCAACAGTTTGAAAAATCAAATAATTCTTCCGCCAACGCCACATGTTCGGCAGTCCTTTGTAAATCCCATTTAAGCACACCAAGAAGGTTTTTTATCTTTTTGTCTACAATAGATTCCATCATTGCTGCATCATCAAATGGTAAATTTACAAACCAGTCTGGCAGATGTGGTTCGTCTACTGGATATGCGACAGATGTCATTCGCATATCGTTGTTCTCCTTTAGCCTACAAACGATCACCTTATGTCCATCTACAATGCGTAAAGAATGTAAATCGCTGTGGGAGTCTTTGAGAGAATTCCAGTTGATACTAGCCATAACATGACCGGGCACAGAAAGACTATCTGCCTTCTGATTTGCAAGTATCTTCTTACTGCGGTTCATGACCTTTTGTGCATACTTGGTAAGGTTGTTCACGCCGGTGGGCGATCCTTTCTCCCACGGCTTCATCGCCGCAAATTGTTTCTTAAATTCTCGAATTCTTTTTATGATTGCATCTTCTCCCTCCAACAACAGGGTTGCAAGTAGCACCTCCTTCAAAAAATTCTGCACAAAGACCGGTGTGTCAGACCGTCGTAGATCGAGACCGACAACCTTCAGCTTGCCAGGACTATCTCCCAGATCCTCCCTCACACCTTCTTCATCATAGACGAGGATGGCGTATCTTTTCTTCTTCACAAACAGGCCTGTCTCACCGACCACTTCGCGCCCAGCCTTCAAGACGGAACCTCGTTCCAGCGGAATGTTGAACGTCTTTTTTGCAAACTCCGGGAATGTGTCGGACGCTTCGTTTGCAACGGCGTCATATAATTCAATCACGCTTTCCTTTGTCCATTCTAATGTGCCGTCTTCGATATGATTCTTAAAGATAGGATATGCAGAGAAATAAACCGAGTCAGTATCACCGTATATTACCGATCGCCCGCTGTGATCGTAAACACCATCTAAGATTTCATTTGTTTTTGCTGCCATGTGCTGTGCAATACTGCGACCTGTTAATGTCGTACTCTGACCCAATCTAGAATCATAGAAACGACAATAATCGTTTAGTAATCCACCATATAAGCTATTAAGATTAATCTTCTTCACCAGCTGTCTTTTATTCCAAAAGGCAATGATTTTTTGTAGTTCCTTTGGATCCGTGTGGACTATCTTGCCTCTATTAAATTCTAAGTTGTGAGAGAGCATATATTGATAAAGGGGCTCTGTACCTGCCTCTTCAATTTTCTTGTGCAATGTTGTAGGTGAAAAAGTTTGTGCTTGATCATACGGGTCGGCAATTGTTACGCTGCCTGAAGACCGTTTGCGTTCTAGGGATTCAGTGATAGATTCAATCTCATCTTTACGAACGTCTACCTTGATCCCGTTACCTAGAGACTGATAACCTCTCATCACAGCCTGCATCTGTTTTCTTTCAGCATACCACCTGCCTAGTAGACCAGGAATAATGCCTTCTACATCTGTGCGGAAAATAGTGCCATTAGCAGAGATGCAGAGATTCGAACCGTTGTCAAAAACTAGATTATGAACTGACGCCCCGGTTGTCTCTTTTGACCCGCCACCTTCGGCGTCTAGATATAGGCGTTCACTATTGTCACGAGCAAAAACGAAATCCATTTCAAGTGTATTGAATCGATCATTCCACCATTCAGTCATCGACCCGGAGAATGCACGAATCTCGGCATTGGTTTTTTCGAGGCGGACCTGTCCGACAATAGTCTCCGGGCTCATATTCAATGCTCGAATGACCGACGGATATAGAGAGTTTAAATCGCTTGATCCAACCCAACGATGAAGCCCTTTCTTTGGCCATTGTACCCATCCGCCAGCAGCCGGTAGATCGTCGCTATGGCTCTCGCCCGTTCTATCAGGAACCATCATGCCTCGTCTGTGTGCTTCGTTGATAATAGCTTGTTCAGCATTGGCTACCGCACCCATCGACGCCGGAATAAGAACTCCGTTACCGTGTGCAATACCGCTGGCGAGAGCAATGAACTGTAACTTCCGATCCATCTTATCTAGAAGCTCGGTATCTTGAATGTTATATCGCAAAAACTTTTCAAAGTCATTATTATAAAGTTGATCAAGCGTCCCGTCATACGGAACCTTTCGTTCTCCAACCTCAATCTCGGCAATGGCATCAAGGGCATAACTGTGCCGCTCTTCATAGTTGAACTTCCTGTAGAGCTGCATATAGTCAAGATGTACTCGACCGGTCAAATCATATGTATGAGATTCTTTGCCGCCGCGTTCAAATGTACGCTGTGAAGGCATTTGGTTCCAGAGACACATACGTCTAGTTTCGTGCTTACCAATAGTTTTGATAATACGATTAATCGTATACGGTATATCATACCCTTCGCTATTCCAACCACTCAATACATCCGCATCCTCGATCAATGTAAGGAATGCATCAAGCATATGGGCTTCTTCGTGAAAGAGAATCGTATCGCCGACTTTGTCTGCCAATACCTTAGCTTCATCCATTGTGAGCGTTTTCGGAGGAATGGCTAGACATACAGTTTGCCCCAACCACTGAAGGTGAACTGCTATGGATGTGATTTCATTCTCGGCATCGTCCGGCTGACTAAAGCCTTTTTCAGCATCAAACGCGGTTTCAATATCGAAAAATGCAACATGCAAATCCGGCGGCGGCTGATGAAGGTAATATTTTTCGATTACCTTATTGATCATTTTAATGTCAGCCTCATAAGTTTTTTTATGAGAGTTGAGTTTCTTAGATTTTGAAAATTCGTTATGTGTGCGACTTTCAACCTTAGAAAGCGGCTCTCCGTAAATGCTCTTATACTTACCTTTCTGATCATGAAGGTAATATTCGTAGATAGCAGGGTATTCTTTATACACCCGTTTTCCACGATCTCGCTCTACAACCTTAACCTTAGCATCGCGAGCGGTATAAATTAGATCTATATACATAATTCTCCTTAATAATTAATAAATAAAACCTTGCTTCATCTTACACAGCCACTCAGCAACAATCTCGTGACCGCCTTCCATCCTCAACATTTGTCGCGGCGTCTTATCGTGAAAAGATTTCTTAGGTGTATCCATCCACCGTAATGCACGATCGCGATCGAGGAAAATATATGTAACTTCTTCGAGTAGTTCGTTTTCTGTCATACAAAAAGTCGTATAAGACCATAGGTCGTAACCACAAGATAGAAGGTCATAAGAACAACCATCCAACCGCTGTGGCGTATATAATTGCTGTACATCAACAGTATGGCACTAATGATGTAAAATGTAAAGACAAGTAAGAGGTTTGGGTTGGGCGACTGTATACTCATTGTAAACGCTGCTGTCATACCACAGAGTGTCCCAATCGCCTCAGCCCAAAATAGAGGTTTGTTTGTTCGCCAGGTTTCTTGCCAGAAAGCGATAATGCCGGCTACAAAGTTCTCCATGCCACTATTTACCTACTTATCAATGCCGAGCGTCGTAAGAATATCTTCCAATTCTTCAAACTTCTCACGTTCTTCATGAAGATTGCGCTTGTAGGCTGTATTTACAACCTTCTTCAGCATTGATGGCTTAATGTCTAATTCTTCTGCAATAGACTTGATGGTGTCGTTTAGCCCTTCGTTGAGTGTATCAACTTCCTGCTTGACAACAATTCCTTCTTGGACGAGAGCCTTAAGACGAGCTTTGTCATCGTCTGAATAATGACGAATGTGGTGCTGTTTTTCTTCTTCGTTGGACATAGTAGATCTCCTGTATCAGTAACAGAATTATACTATCATCGAAGGGGAATGTCAACGGATATTTTTGCGAATGGTGCGAAAAGCTTGCAGCGCCTTGGTTTTAGTAACTGAAGCAGGAAGAGCAGCACGGAACGCTTCGAAGTCTCCTTCAGCAGCAAGAGAACGAGCTTTAGATGCAGACATGCCTGCGGTTCCTTCTGCGTCCGGATCACGCTCTCCTGCGCTCACAACCTCGAACGCCTTGGCGCCATATTCTATAGCATAAGGTCGCATCTTTTTAAAATCATTAACACGATCACTACCTACAACCATAACGATATGATCATATCTATCCGCCATGACAGATAATGCATCGTATGGTGTGCGCACCTTCTTTTCTACGCCGTCATAAAGGTTGGCCTGTGGAAACGCTTGCTGAAAAATAGATTGCTTTAGATCAAACGGCAACGGGTCTTTGGGCGGCTTATGAGTCTGAGACAAGAAGATGAGATGATCTCCTTTATATTTATTAGAGATATCTAATACACGATTAACCAAAACCTCATGCCCTATCGTTGGAGGGTTCATACGCCCAAAAGCAAAGACGCCCACTTTCCCTTTCGGCTGAAGAAGTTCAAATAAACGCACTTACTTCTTGACCTCGACATCTAACTGCGACAGAAGCTCCCTCGCCAATTTCAAATGACGATTAGCGGCAGCAAGTAGATACAATTCTTCTGTGTAATCGCGACTGTCTTCTTCGTCGGTATCAAACTGAAGCTTGCGTCCTAGTTGAGCATTTTGTTCGGTCTGTTTGATGAGATCGAGCAAATCTTCAACTATGTTTTCTGCCATTCTATGGGCTTGTGTATTCATTTCGTTTAGTTTATTCATTGAAGTCTTTTTGTATATGTGTATATTTTGGTTATAAAACTTTATGCAGTCTCCACATCTAGTTCAAAATCATCATCAATAAATTCCATCAAATCTTCGACGATTTCTCGGCTTGTATCTAAATCTACAATCTCAGTAACCGCGACTTCGTACATGTATGTATTATCAACAGTATACATGGTTACAACTACATCATCAACCTCGGTGCCATCATCTTCGAAGGCTGAGGTTTCTGCAACGGCTGCGACATCATCCACGAAGCTATAAAAGGTCTCAACCTCTTCTGAAGATAGCTCGCGGCGGATCGCCAATCGAACGAAGGTGCGAACTTCTTTCATTAAACACCTCGCTCAATGGCTGATTTCTTTTCCTGCCCTCTTGTCCATGCTGCAACACCGAGTATTGCTCCGAACGAAAGGTGCAGAAGTCCGCCACCTTGAAGTGTGAGCGGCGTCCATTCTGCGCGTCCAAGATCGAGATTCTCAAGTGCCTTCATCTTTACTTCCTTATCTTTCAGAAGACGAACCTCAGAAAAAGCTTCTGCATTTACCTGACGATTTTGAAACTCCATAAACATAGGCATAGCAATAAAATCAAAGATACAGATACCGAGGTATATATAGGCTGCTATAGGGCGCCAATATTTCTTGTATCTATTTTCAAGATTTTGTGCTGAACTATTACTATTAATTATGTTGCATCTTTCACAAGACATTATGCGTTCCTATATTCGATTACACATACGGCGCTGCCGCCGGCCGCGGCTGTTGCAACAGTAGCATTAGCTGTAACACCTGTGCCGCCATTTGTAACTCTTGTACTTGCCACGTATGTACCAATTTCCTGTGGGTCATTTTCCGTTGCTGCCATGTAAGAGGCTGCACCGTTTGTGGCATCGCCAACTGTAACTGTCGTTGCTGTTGCACCAGTGTCGGTTGTAACGTCTAGTGTTACGCGCAGAACTGTTGCATTGGCAGGGATTGTACCAACTGACTGTGCAGTAGCAGATGTTAAATCAATTGTGGCACTAACAGATGCGACACCGCCGACAGGTGTGGCCGCTGCCACAGCATCATCAACATATTTCTTATTAGGAATATCGTCGTCGGCTGTGACATTGTCTTCATAGTTACCGGTACCAGCTGTGACGGTTAGAACACCGATGCCGTTCGTCACGAAACCGATGTCGACGTTTGTATCACCGCCAGGACCGATGCCGATCGTTGGTGCAACGCCCGTTGCACCGGAGGTGAAGGCTAGATTGTTGACCGCGGACGCTACCTGGGTAAAGACGGCGATCTCATTGCTACTACCGTCTAGGATGCGTACCGAGCCTGTACCGTTGGCCTGAAGATCTAGGTTGCCATCGGTGTCGGTCACGGAGATCAGATTCCCGTTAATATTGATGTTGTCAACATCTAGATCACCTGTGATATCAACAGCGGCTGTGATGCCCATTGTGGTATCGTTAAAGGTGAAGTTTGCGCTCGATGTTAGTTGCCCGCCGGTTGTGGTAAACGGCACACGATCAGCTAAGAGGTCTGCTACCGTCAATGTACTCCCGGTATTTAGAACAACGTCGTTGCCATTCTGGAAGGTGGTAGTGCCAAGACTAGTAACAATCACATCTGTGGCGTCGATAGTTGTTGTTAAAGTACCGGCACCTGCATCTGCGATTTGTAATGT